CTCCTGAGATTGAGCCGCTAAAAGCTGAGTTTAGTGCGGACTTTGCACTGGATAGTCTGTTTTTTATGTTCAGCCCAACTTCTGATTTTTCGTAAACGCTTGAAAGCTCAGCAATCTGATCTTTTGCAGCTTTTACCAGTGCACTGTTTTGACTTTCGATTCCGATTCCAAGACCTTCAGTAACATATCCGCCGATTTCCATAAAAACTTTTGATGGCGAACCGATGCCCAGAATATCCTTCGCCTTTCCAACAATACCGCTGATCAATCCTTTGACTTTGTCTTCTATCCATCCGCCCATGGATTGTATCCCTTCCCAAAGCCCCTCAAGCAGATTCTTTCCGGCTTCGACAAGCTGATAGCGGTTATCCCAAATGGCATTTACAATCCCAAAAATAATATCCGGAATTGCCCCTGCAATGGTAAAAATAATTTCGGGAAGATTTGTGATCAAAGCGGTAAACATATCAACGCCGGCTTGAATAATATCAGGTAAATTGCTCATCAATGTATCAATAACAGAATTAATAATGTCCGGAAGGACAGCAACAATTTGCTTGATCGCGTCTGGTAACGCTTCCACAAGAGAAACAAACAATGTAACTCCAGTTCGGATTATCTGGGGAAGAGAAGTTTTTATAAAACTGATGATCGAATTGATAATTGAAGGAAGCTGTGCAACCAAAACAGGAATTGAATTAATAAGACCCTGACCGAGCGCTTGAATGATTTGTAAGGCTGCGCCAAAAATCATCGGCAGATTGTTTATGATCATTTCCACAATCGAGAGAATGAGAGAAATTATTGTCGGAATTAATGTTGGAATGGTCGTAGAAATTCCATTTGCCAAGCCGGTAATAATTTCGACCGCACCGTTGATCAACATCGGAGCACTTGTTGTTATTGTGTCAATAATTTGATTGATCATGCTTACAGCCGCCGGTACGATCGTCGGAATATTGTTCGCAATGCCGGTAACGAAAGCCGTAATAACAGAAATACCGACTTCCATGATCAAACCTTGATAGGTTATCCAGCCTTCAGCGAATAGTCCGGCAATTTCTCCGACCAGAGGAATCAATTCTGGAATTAATTCTCGAATTCCATTGACCAGCGTATAGAATATAGTTCTGGCAGATGATGAAATTATACTCAAATTTGCATTGAGCCCGCTGATAAGAGCTGTGATGATCGATAAAGCAATTGTAATGATCTGTGGAGCATAAGAAGTTATTTTTGTGATGATATCAGCCACGATATCGCCAACAGCCTTTGCTAAGCCGGCTGATCCTTGCGTTCTAAGCACATCCGATAATTGTTGGATATATCCCGATAACATCGGAATAATATTCCCGGCCAATCCTTTGAATGTTCCGCTGGTAATATCGCCTAAAAGCTGATTCACATTATCCTTGAGCGTGGATAGCTGCCCTTCAAAAGTTTTTGACTGCGATTCCAAACTTTTGTAGAATTGGCCGCCTTCAGAAGTCGCATCGCGGAAAGCTTGTGTAACCATGTCAACGGTAATCTGCCCTTTCGACATTTTATCTTTTAGGCTTTCCATGCTTTCGCCGGTCTTTTGACTTATGATCAAAAGCGGGTTAAATCCGGCGTTGATCATCTGATTCAGATCTTGCCCCATTAATCTTCCGGTCGATGACATTTGTCCAAAAGCAAGCGAGAGAGCAGAAAACTTCTCGGAATTTCCAAGAGAGACATCACCCAACATTTTTGTAATGTCCATGACCTTATCGCTCTCAATGCCAAATGCCAAAAGAGTTTGAGTCGATTTCGCAATATCGGTCATCTCAAAAGGTGTAGCGGCAGCATATTTCTTTAGATCTTCCATCAATGCGGTTGCTCGTTCTCCGGAACCGAGTAACGTTTCGAAAGAAGCATAGTACTGTTCCATCGAGGCGTTATATTTGATCCCTGCTGTTGCTAAACCTCCCAAAGCCCCGGAAACTGCAGCCACTCCGGCGCCAATGGCCGTAAATGTTTTCGTTCCTACTGATTTGATCCCACCAAAAGCTTTTTCAGCAGTTTTCCCAATCCCATTCAGACTTTTTTCAAAATCTGCGGTATCACCGTCAATTTTGATAATGAGTTTGTCAGCCATTCTTTGCTCGCTTTGATAGGTTCGCCGAAAGTTTATTTATCAGCTCTTCATCATCCTTGCTGATCGGGAGTTTATACAGCTCCTTCAATTTTGCCAGGTCGTTTCTTTGTTCTTTCGGGACGTCGTTCGCCTTCATAGTCCGTATCCGGATCACCTGCCTGAAAGCGGTATCTTCCCCGAGATTCTTGAAAAGCGTACTGAACTCGATCCAATGCATTTGCTCATTGATAAGCCGAATCCCGTATTGTTGAGCAAAAGAAGCATAAATTAATTCAGCGTCGTTTTTATAATCGAAAACTCGTTCTACTTTTCCGGACGCCTTTGTGTTCTTTGGAGCGTATCCGCTGTAAAAGTCTATTATCTCAATAAACAATTGATCGTTTACTGTCTTTGGCTGCTCATAAAATGCCAACTCGATTATTTTTTCTGTCACGCCAGCTAAGATATCGCTTGTAATTTTCTCAGTTAGGGTGTCTAAAACATAAGAAACTTCAATCCAGACCCGAAAATCTGGATTAATTTTTAGTTTCTCGCCGTTTGCAATAATAGAGGTTGGCAATTTATCGAGCAAAATGTTCACTTTGTGCGCTTACCTTTTTCTGCCACAGTGTCAGCCATGGATACGATCGGTTTCACTTTTTCCGATATTTCAGATAACTGTGTCATGACAGGTTCCAGCAGCTTCCTATCGGATTCAGCCTTGATCTGGTTATAGTTTTCCTTGTAGGATTCAACCAGCTTTGACGCGATATAGTACAACCGGTCCAAGTTTTCATCTTCGCCTTTCGGAAATAGTTTCTTAGCGGCATCTTTTCCTAATAGGATTCTCACAAGCTCCATATCTGATTCGTACTGAGAAACCGTTCCGACTTTGCGATCATGCTCACGCAGTTCTTTTTCGACCTTCTCAGTACGATCAGCGACCCGATAGTCAACGCCTCCAATAGTTACGTAAACCTCTTTTGGCTCGTAATCAATTATCTGCATAGATATCACTCTTCTTTCGACACAACGATGGTTGCACCAGCTTTCACGCATTTATCGGTTGTGTCAATTTCGGCAACGGTAATGTAATATCCAGTTTCAGCGGATATCTCAGCCGTGCCATCCCATGCGATCCACTCCAAACCGGATAGATCAGTCCCAGCAGCCGGAAGCGCAAGCTCGGTGACTGTCAGCATATACACGTAAGTGTCAGTTCCAGTCAATGCAGGTGTAACGGTGATTTTTGTTTTCCCAATCGTTGTTCCAGCGGTGGAGGTTACGACCAGTTCATCTGTTGCCGGAGTTGACGGGGTGAAGACTCTGTTTATAAGATCAAAGGTACCATCAACGAAGTCACCGACCCCGTTCAAATTTCCGGTGATCCGCATGTTTTCTCCGCCTGCTCCCTCGATCGTTGCCACCTCAACCGATACCTTGAACTTCCTTGCATCGACCACGTTCGTAATCGGTGTGCCATCCTCACCAACCGTAAAATCAGTACGCAGATATTCAACCTGTGCATCTTTTCCGGTTCGATGATTACGCCCGATATCGTACAGCTTCATGACAGCCTCTTCCTCAGAATAGATATCGGTGTCAAACGGAAATACCGGTTTGTACCCTGTAATCAGATTTGTGGTTGATTTGTCTGAAACATACGTTGTTTCTTTTACTTGCGCTGCTGGGTTTTCATCAATGGTATTAAATCCAGTCCCCATCAACGCCCACACTTTGGCAGATTCGCTGCCAACATTTAAGTAATCGCTTACTGCCCATCTAATAATTTGTGCCATTTTAATCTCCTATTTGGGTGTAGACCACCCGACATTGAAACATGTATTTTGCTCCTGCCTGATCCTGTCCTGCGACCGAAGGCATGTTGTTTAACACTTCTATTTTTTGAATCGTGCAATTGCTCGGAAACTCAGGAAAGTTGCGATCCTCGTTTTGCTTTTTTATCCAATCCATAACGGCTTCTACATTAAACATTATAGTTGCGTTTTCAGAATTGTTTGGGATCTCTGAGTTCACCGGCTTGAATTGAATAATAGAGAAATCGTAATTTCTTAGCGATGAATTTCCCATGTACTGCTTTACGACCGTATCCCCTGAACCTGTCGCAATGACTGTTGCCCCGTTTTTGTCTGTCGAAAAGTTGAAAAACAGATCGGATATGTTCTCATTTTGATACAGCCAGTTCCACATTGCAAGATGTTTGTTATCCACGGAGCCTCAGCTTTCCGCTATCGACGTAGCTCTGCATTGCAGAAACGAGTTTGCTTCCCTGAGAAGGTATCGCTGCGATGTCCCACTCTTTCGTAGCCAGCGGATGTTTATCCTTCCTGAAATTGAAATTGTTCACATAGATATAATGCGCATACGGGACTTTATAATGAATTTCTTTCGGTTTGATGCTTACATTTGTGTCAAGCTGCCCTGTATCCATCGGAGTGAATGGCGAAATTAATCGGTGCCACTCATTGGCTGCAAACGTCCAAAGTGCATCATCGTTCATCTTTCTGACATTCTTCGGAACGTCGACGTTGTTGATGACCGTGATTTTTATCGCCATTGTTATTCCTCGCTCGCCATGTAGTGACCCGTATAAGTCAACTTTGAATTGTCGACAGCACGATTAACAGTAAAAGCCCTGCCAAAATATTTTGTCAGCAAAGCCGATCCAGAATCGTTATCCGCTAAGGTATCCGTTACGCTTCCACGGACTATAATAT